TTTCTCCAGTTGTTTAGTTTAAATCCTTCCTTTACTTACGTTCAGGAAGGAGTTTAAACAAAGGGTTATAGTTCAGCTTTCCTAGCGCAGAAGTCTTTGACTTCATCCGCATTAGCGAACATTACACGTCCCACTCCACATTCGGAACAGGGGTTTTCAAGTTCATAGGAAAAGTTTTTCCAATGAAACTTACGAAAGGTAAGTTCTTTTGCATCAGCAAAAGACTTATTACCACAATGAATACAAACAAATTTGTCCATATGTTTCTCCAGTTGTGAGGGGTGGTTTACACCCCTCGTTATTAATATCTTAACTAATGGCTACGACATTTTATGTCGTAAGACCGCAGTTAAGATTCCACAGTAAATCCATCGAACCAGTCATCACCATGTGTACTCTCTTTACCGCAATGCTTTTTAGCATCATGCAAAGAGAGTCCACTTTTAGTCACTCTTTTAGTGACTTCGCCAGTTTCAGGGTTTCTACGAAATCTAATGATTTTGTAAGTATCCATATTTTTCTCCAGTTGTGAGGTCTTTAGACCTCGTTATAGTTAAGAGCCAATGTGTACTTCAAGTACACCATCAGTTCCAAGATTAACTTCGTTAGCAAATTTATAGATACCATTTGCTTTAGCAAAGTCCTCAACAAAGTATCCATGATAATGAGTTTTCTTTAGCAGTTCTGCGGTTGCTTTCAGCACAGATTCAACATCCCAATCGCCATCTTTAACGATGGCTTTCGTGGATGACGCATACCACTTGTGTTTGTATTCGCCAGTTTTCTCCATGTATATCACCTTGCTATCGATGAGAGTGTACTCTCCATCAGGTAAGTCAGAGTAAGTCCAGTCACTATCATCAAGGCGTTTAGCCTTCGTGCTATAGTCCTCAGTAGACCACTTCACTCCATATTTAGATTCAAGGTCTGCTAGTTCACTAGCATGATTCATATTTTCCATATCGTTTCTCCAGTTTTGGTTTGGTGGATTAGGTTTAAATCCCCCTTCACTACGTTCAGGGGGTTTAAACCAATCCTACTAATCACCTCTCACCACGCATGGTAGTGCATGGACATAATGCATGTCAACTACTGTGTTAATGAGGGGTTGCCGAAGGAATCGAATTGATCTTAGAACAGGTATGGTTTACCATACCTCTATGACAGATCAAAAGACATCATCAGATAAGAAAGGGTTAAGCGTTAAAGAACGCTTATTTGCTAGGTATAAAGCTAAAGGCTTTAGTAATGGCAAGAGTGCAGAGTTAGCCGGCTATAAAGCCGGAACGAGCGCAGACAAGCAAGGGTATAGGTTGTCCAAAAAAGCTGATATTCAAGAGGAAGTCTCACGTATTCTCTCAGAGCAAGAGACAAGGTCTCTTATTGACAGAGAAACACACCTAGATGAACTGGCAAAGCTAAGAGACAAAGCGGTTGATACAGGGCAGATAGGATCAGCAGTAACTGCTGAACATTATCGTGGCAAGGTTGCTAACTTATATACAGAGAGACTAGAAGTCTCAGAGACTAATAAGGAAACATCAGACGAGATCATGCTTCGCATTAGTAAACTCTTGGGCAAAGAAACAAAGGATAAGGATAAATCCTTACACTAAGTCGTTTAAACCCTCTCCCAAACCACGCAGGTAGTTGTATGAGTGTGTTTACACACTTTCACGTATGACTACACGCGCAGTTTCAGACCCCCCACCCCCCCTGTACGCAAGTGGGACTCCGCGCGCACACATATACATACTGTTTTAAATAATTACACACCAAATTTTGACTTTTTATTAACACAAGGTTGACAGACCCCACCCCCCTTGTTTAGAATAAAGGCTTAAGGAATCCTACCCACATATATAATTGTATATTAAGTTTTACCATATTACGTGCATACCTGCCGGTATGCATATGGATCAGCTATTCGCTTCCTATGGTTGCAAAAGAAAGGGTTCATCAAGCGTGTTAATGAACCCTTAGGGTGTGGACTGGATATGAATGAGAGTGTAAGACAGCCCTATCTGGAGATACCCTTGCAACACAGTATATTGTGTTTTAACATAGTTGACAATACTATATATTGATATGAGCATATCTGATAAACAACTCAATGCAGTAATGGAAAGTTTGACTGAGGAGAAGTTAGCTTCTCTTAATGGTCCACAAAGAAAAGAACTTGACAACCTTATAGTCAATTTAGAAAAGGCAGTAGTTAGAGAACAGTCACAAGAAAGCTTTTTGAAGTTCGCTGATACTGTATGGCAGGAGTTCATGTGTGGTTCTCACCACAAGAAGATGGCTGAAGCTTTTGAACGTGTAGCTAGTGGTGAGTGCAAACGTTTAATGATTAATATGCCACCACGTTTTGGTAAGTCACAGTTAACATCGTGGTTACTACCAGCATGGATAGTTGGCAGACAACCTGAGAAAAAGATTATTATGGCTTCACATACGGCTGAACTATCTCTGCGTTTTGGTCGTATGGTTCGTAACTTAATTGATAGCGAGGAATATCAGGAAATATTTCCAGACGTAAGCTTGAATCTCGACTCGAAAGCAGCTGGTAGATTTGATATATCAGGTGGCGGAGAATATTTTTCGATTGGTGTTGGCGGTGCGGTGACTGGTCGTGGTGCGGACTTGTTAATTATTGATGACCCACATTCAGAACAACAAGGGCAGTCTGCTGATCCAAAAATTTTTGAAAGCACATACGATTGGTATTTGTCAGGACCAAGACAGCGTCTACAGCCGGGCGGTGCAATTATCATTGTAATGACTAGATGGGGTTTAAAAGATTTGTGTGGTTCAATTCTTAAAGACTCTACTACTAGAGATAATAGTGATGAGTGGGAAGTTATAGAACTACCAGCTATATTGCCATCAGGAAGAAGTCTTTGGGAAGAATATTGGAAAGTAGATGAACTTGAAAAGATTAAGGCAACCTTACCTATATCACATTGGGAAGCGCAGTATCAACAGAATCCTGTTTCAGAAGAAAGTGCGATTGTTAAAAGAGAGTGGTGGAAAGTGTGGGATGATAGAGACCCACCAAGATGTGAATTTATAATTCAATCTTGGGATACTGCTTTTTTAAAAACACAACGTTCTGACTTTTCAGCTTGCACTACGTGGGGAGTATTTTATAAAGAAGGTGAGAATGGATATCCAGCACCACAAATAATTTTATTAGATGCATTTCAAGAAAGACTAGAGTTCCCTGAATTAAAACGTAGGGCATATGAAGAACATCAAGTTTGGATGCCTGATGCTTTTATTGTTGAGGCAAAAGCTGCTGGCTCACCTTTAATATTTGAATTAAGAAGGATGGGTATACCTGTTCAAGAATTTACACCATCAAGAGGTAATGACAAGATAGCACGTGTTAATGCAGTTGCAGATTTATTTGCATCAGGAACTGTATGGTATCCAAAGAAAAGATGGGCAGAGGAAGTTGTAGAACAGTTTGCTTCATTTCCTGTTGGAGACCATGATGATTTAGTTGACTCCTCTACACAAGCATTGTTGCGTTTTAGACAAGGTGGTTTTATTACATTGGACCATGATGAAGATGATGTGTTTATGCAGTCAGATAAGATTGCCAAATACTATTAATATGTTTAAACTGATATAAATGGCAGAAGAAAATGTTGATATAACTGTAGTCAACCCAGAAGCAGTTTCTATAGAAACTGAAGATGGGGGGATGCTAATTGATTTTGATCCTTCCATGATGGAAGATCAAGTACCCTTTGATGCTAACTTAGCAGAATACATTTCTGAAAAAGATTTAAGCTTTATTGGACATGAACTTGTTTCAGCTTTTGAAGCGGACAAAGATTCCAGAAGTGATTGGGAAAGAACTTATACAGAAGGTTTAGATAATCTTGGTTTAAAGATAGAAGAACGAACTGAACCTTGGGCTGGTGCTTGTGGTGTTTATCATCCATTGTTATCAGAAGCAGTTGTACGTTTTCAATCACAAGCCATTACAGAAATATTTCCAGCAGCTGGTCCAGTACGCACAAGTATAGTTGGCAAAACAACAGAAGA